GTTCCAGTGATTGCTGGTGCTGGTAGAGGTGGTTTAGGAAAAATATTATTAGGAGCACTTTTAATTACAGGAGCAGTCATGGCAGGAGGAGGCTTTGGTGCGTTATTTAGTAAAGAAGGATTAGTATTCAGCACAAAATTTGGTGCTTTTATGGGTAAATTTGCAATGAACTTAGGGATTGGCTTAACAATAATGGGTGTAAGTGAACTGCTTTTTCCATTACCAGAACCACAAAAATTCAGTTCAGAAGAAGATCCACAATTATCTTTTAGTTTTAATGGAATACAAAATACATCAAGAGCTGGTACTCCTGTTCCAATAGTTTATGGTGAAATAATTACAGGAAGTGTTGTAATAAGTGCAGCGATTGACACAAATCAGGTAGAAGCATGACAGACGAAACGAAACTTATTAGAGGATCTGGAGGTCCACCAAAACCACCCCCACCTCCATATCGTGCTCCTGATACTTTACATAGTAGAAGTTTTGCTACTGTGCAAGACTTAATATCTGAAGGTGAGATAGAAGGTTTTGCAAGTGCATCAAAAGAAGGTTTAACAAAAGGTACAACTGCATACGACAATGCAAGTTTGAAAGATGTTTTTCTTAATGACACTCCAATATTAAATTCAACAGCTACAAGTGCTAGTCCTGCTGATACCGACTTTAATTTTCAAGATGTAACTTTTAAATCTAAGTTTGGAACGTCAAACCAAACTGCAATGAGTGGTATTCCTGCTGAAAGTAGATCACCTACTGCCGTTGCAGTTACAGTAACTACTTCTTCTCCAGTAACTAGACAAGTTACCAACACAGATGTAGATGCAATTATTGTTACTTTAACTTGGCCTCAGATACAAGTGGCTGAAGATGATGGAGATATTAGAGGAGATACTGTCGAGTATAAGATACAGGTTCAATACAATTCTGGTGGATATACAGATGTTATAAGCACTTCTGTTAGCGGTAGAACAGCAGATGCTTATGCTAGAGATCATAGAATAAATGTTACTGGTGCTTTTCCTGTTGATATAAGAGTAGTTCGAGTCACAGCAGATAGTACAGATGCAAACAGAATTAACGCTTTTCAATTTACCAGCCTTCAAGAAGTTATAGATAATAGTTCAACTTATGCCAATAGTGCTTACGTTGCTCTTCGTTTAGATAGTAAACAATTTAATAACATTCCTTCAAGAAAATATCGTATTAGAGGAGTAAAAGTAAGAATACCAGGAGCAGGAGCATCCAGCTCTGGTACGCCCACTGTAGACAATGCAACTGGCAGAATTGTTTATCCAAGTGGATATATTTTTAATGGAGTTATGGGTGCTGCTGTTTACACAAACTGCCCTGCTATGTGTTTACTAGATCTTCTCACAAATACTAGGTATGGTTTGGGAAATCATGTTACTGATAGCAATTTAGATCTATTTAGTTTTGTAGCTGCCAGTAAATATGCAAATGAAGAGGTAGATGATGGAACAGGGTCAGGTGCAAAAGAAGCTAGATTTAGTTGTAATGTAAATATTCAAAGTCCCAAAGAAGCATTTGCAGCCATAAATGATTTAGCTGGTGTTATGAGATGTATGCCGATATGGTCTGCTGGAGGAATAACTTTATCTCAAGATAAACCAACAACAGCTAGTTATTTGTTTAATCTAGCCAATGTGGGAGAAGGTGGATTTGCATACTCAGGAAGTAGTTTAAAAACTAGACATAGCGTTATCTCCGTCAGTTACTTCAATATGGATTCAAAAGAAGTGGATTTTGAGGTCGTAGAAGATAGCACTGCCATAAGTAAGTTAGGAGTTATCACAAAACAAGTAAAAGCATTTGCGTGCACCTCCCGTAATCAGGCTGCAAGATTGGGTCGTGCAATCCTTTTTGCTGAACAAAATGAAAGTGAGACTGTTACTTTTCAAACCTCGATAGATGCAGGAATTGTTGTAAGACCTGGATCTGTAATTGAAATAAACGATCCAGTTAGATCAGGAGCTAGAAGAGGTGGTCGTGTTGTATCTGCAACAACCACAACAATTACTATTGATGCACTTGAACAAACAGGTTTACCAGCTTTAAATGACAATCCAACTATCAGTGTAATTTTGTCTGATGGAACAGTAGAGGTAGGTTCAATATCTGATATTACAGATGCAGTTATTACAGTTAATAGTGTCACAAAACCCGATGGAACAACTGCTTCTGCTTTTTCCTCCGCACCAAATGTAAATGCACCTTATCTAATATCTAGTACAACTCTGCAAACTCAGCTATTTAGAGTTATTCAAGTCGAAGAACAAGATGATATTAATTATGTAATTTCTGCTTTATCTTATGTAGAGGGCAAATATGCGTTCATTGAGAATGGAACTGCTTTACCTACAAGAACAATATCAGTATTAAATACTCCTGCATCTCCCCCAAGTAACTTAACAGTTACAGAACAGACAATCGTTATAAATAGTATTGCTAGAAGTAAATTAATTGTTGATTGGCAACCTGTTGTTGGTTCTACTCAATATCTTGTTAATTACAAAGTCGAGAATGGTAATTATGTTTCTCAAACTGTATTTAGTAGTGACTTTGAACTCTTAGATACTGTAAAAGCAACTTATACATTCCAGGTATTTTCATATAATGCTTTGGGAGAAATATCTACTAATGCAACTGAAACAACATTTGTTGCTCAAGGTAAAACGGCATTACCAGAAGATGTTTCTGGACTTACTATTGAACCTATTAATGAACAATTCGTAAGACTAAGATTTACACAAGCAACTGCTATAGATGTTTTACATGGTGGTCGTGTTTATGTAAGACATACAAATCAAACGGGAGGGTCTGCTTCGTTCCAAGCTGCTCAAGATGTAATTGAGGCTGTAGCTGGTAATGCTACAGAAGTTATAGCTCCTGCTTTAGCTGGAACATATCTTCTTAAATTTCAAGATGATGGCGGTAGATTCAGTGCTAATGCAACAAGCGTAGCTTTATCTATTGTTGATATCCTAGATTCTATTACTGTTAAAACTGACCGAGAAGATACTGATGGAACACCATATAACGGAACTAAATCTAATGTTACTTTTGATGCAACTCTTGGTGGGTTAAAACTTACAGATCCAACGGCAAATGCTAGTGGTACTTATGATTTTGTAGATACTCTTGATTTAGGTGGTACATTCTCACTTGTTTTAAAAAGACATTTTCAAGGAGTTGGTTTCTATACAGGAGATCAGTTTGATAACAGAACAGACAATATAGACACTTGGACAAATTTTGATGGAACTGTTGCTAATGATGCAAACGCAAAAATCGCTGTACGCACCACAACCGATAATCCTTCTGGTTCTCCCACTTATACATCATTTAATGATTTTGCTAATGGAACATTTAAAGGTAGAGGATTTCAGTTCAGAATCACTTTAGAAACAGCAGATACAGCACAGAATATGAATCTTCAGCAAGCAGGATATACAGCAACAATGCCATCAAGGACAGAACAATCTTCTGTTATAGCGTCAGGAGCAGGAGCAAAAGCTGTTACATTTACAGCACCATTTTTTGTTGGAACGTCTGCATTAGGTAATCTAAATAGTTTTTTGCCTTCTGTTAATATTTCTCCGCAAAATATGGCATCAGGCGATTATTTTGAACTTACTAGTATATCTGGAACTGGTTTTACAGTTCACTTCAAAAACTCAAGTAATGCTAGTATTGATAGGAACTTTACCTACAGTGCTGTTGGTTTTGGCAAAGGAGGTTAACATGGAGGAAAATAGTATTTAACTGTGGCTGACGTAACTAATTACACTATTGAAGATAACAATGGAGCAAACGTAAGAATTGATCTTAATGCTGTTTTTGCTGCAATCCAATCAAATAATTCTAAAGCATCTGACTTGGTTACAAGTCAATGTGTGGCTGGTATGACTTTCTTAAATACCACTTCAAAGATTTTAAAAATAAGAAACTCAAGTAATCTTGGTTTTACTGAAATAGGTAATATAGATCAAGCTAATTTAGGTTTATTGTCTAAAGCTGGCGGTACTATGACAGGTCAGCTTTTAATTGATGATTCTAGTAGTGCATCTACTCCAGCATTAAGTTTCGATACGGATACAGATTTAGGCTTATTTAGAAAATCTGCAAACGTAATGGGATTTTCTTCTAGTGGTACAGAGCAAATGATATTTGATGCTAACGGATTAACGCTCCAAGCACAAAATGATCTTAGGTTTGCTGATGCTGATAGTAGTCATTATGTAGGATTTCAAGCACCAGCTACAGTTTCTTCAAGTCTTACTTGGACATTACCTGCTGCCGATGCTGCTGTTTCTGGCTATGCTCTTGTGTCTGATGCTTCTGGAACGCTAAGTTGGGCTGCTGCTGGTGCAGGTGCTCAAGGTGCTGGAAGTGACAATATCTTTTGGGAAAACGACCAAACAGTAACTCAGAGTTATACTATTACTAATGGACAAAACGCTGGCAGCTTTGGTCCAATTACTATACAATCAGGGGTAACAGTTACAGTTGGTGCTGGTGAAACCTGGACAGTCGTTTAAATTATGAGCACATTAAAAGTCAACAGCATAATACCAACAGGAGGAGTGCCTACAGGTGGTGGTGGTGGAATAATACAAATGAAGCAAACAGTAAAGACTGATGATTTTAGTACTGCTGTTAGTACAGGAAATTACAATATAATTACTGGTTTGAGTGTAAGTCTTACACCATTAAGCTCTTCAAGCAAAATTTTACTTCATGCAGTTATTGTCGGAACAAATAGTGGAAACAACGTACACTGCGGTTTTGAAATAAGAAATGGTTCTACACGTTTGACTGGTTATCAACATACAGGAACTATAGGAAGTAGAACACCTGCAATGTCATCATCTATTAATAGCGGAACTGGTCCATTAATTACTGTTCCAATTTATGCACAAGATTCACCAGCTTCAACTTCTCAACAAACTTATAATGTTTATGTAAGTACTGAAGGTTATACATGGTATTTAAACAGAGGACAAGACGGAAATAATCAAGCACAAAATTATGCAGGTATTTCAACTATTACAGCGTTTGAGGTGTCAGCATGATTACTTCCATGTATAATCTAAATAAAAACTAACCATGAGTTTAGATCACCAAGCTATAAGAAAAGCCTATCCAAATGCTGTAACGATTGATGACAGCACAGGAGCTTTTGATGCAAGCGGTAACGCAATAACGCTTGATAGCAGTCTCGTTACGGCTGCAAGAACTACCTTGGACAATGAAGCTGCTGCGACTCTTTATCAACGTCAAAGAACAGGCGAAGCTGGTACAACAGATACTATCTATCCATCAATAGGAGATCAATTAGATAATCTTTATAAAGATATTCTCGCTGGCACAGTTACTTCAAGTGGTAGTTTTGCAAAAGCAATCGAAGCAGTTAAAGCTAAATATCCCAAACCATGAGTACATTAAAAGCAAACGCATTACTTGATACATCTGGGAATGTCCTATCAAGGGTGCTTCAAGTTAAGTACACACACACAACTGCGGTAGGAAGTTTTGATAGTGATGACATAATTACTCAACTAAATACAAACATCACACCATCTGCTACAAGTAGTAGTATTTTAGTTATGGTTTCTCTAGGTTTTATAAGTACAAATAACTGTGCTGATGTAGGTCTTATAATACAAAGAGATTCAACAGCATTACAAGTGGGTTCTGGAGCAGATACGCATGATCTAACTTTTGGAGGTTTTATGAATATGGGTTCTGCTGATGCTATCCCTGCAACTTGCACAATGATAGATGACGATATAAGCACCACTTCTCAAGTTACATATAAAGTTGCAGTTAAAACTAATAGTAGTAGACAATTAGTTTTAAATAAAAGAAATGCTGATAATTTTATGAGAACACAAAGTAGAATGATTTTAATGGAGTTACCAGCAGTTAACTAATGGCTTACGATTACGATGCAATTTTCTTAGCATACAACAAAGACCCTAATAGGGTCACTATGATTGATGATGATAAAGGTTGCTTTGACCCACAAGGTAATCTAGTTGAGATAGATCAAACTCTGGTTGATGCTGCTAGAGTTGAATTAGATAAAGTAAAATATAAAAATCAACGTAAATTTGGAGATACATATTACGCAGATTGGAGAGAACAGTTAGCAATGTTGTATGACGATATGCTTGCTGGTAAATTAGATTCAACAGGCACATTTTTTGCCCATAACAAAGCGGTAAAAGACGCTAATCCCAAGCCTAGTTAATTATGAGCCAACTTAAAGTCAATTCAATCGTTCCTGTCGGTGGTTTACCAAGTGGTGCTAATGGTGGAATAATTCAAGTTGTTCAACAGACACAAACTTCTAAAGTTACTACTACTGGAACATCGTATGTAGATACAGGATTATCTGCTTCAATTACACCTAGTTCTAATAGCAGTAAAATTTTAGTGATAGTTACGCAAAGATTTTTTATTGAAAGATCAACAGACCAAGCTAGAGGCGGTTTTAGATTATTAAGAGGCAGTACAGCTATATTACAAGGACCAAGTAATGCAAGTGGTTCTGAACCAAGTGGCGAGGGGTTTTCAGCAGCGAATGGACCGCAAGCTATACAAGTAGCTGGTGCTTATAGTTGTTCGTTTTTAGATTCACCTTCTACAACAAGTGCTAC